AGGATTATGGTTACTTCAGCATTATGGAGTTAAGGTTACTGAGAAAGAATATCTTGGAATTAAATTAACAGATGGATTATACGATGATGCGAATAAATCTTATTTGATGTCATACAATCCTGATTTTAATCTTCGTTCCAATATGGCTTATATATTACACCAAGCTGATATGATGGCAACTCACATTGAATTTGACCAATGGAAACGAGGTGACAATGTGGAAGAACCCGTTAGTACAAAAGTTCCAAAAACAAAAGATGAACAAAAACAAGTTGACAATCTCAAAAATAAATTTGATGAATTGTTTTCTAATTAGGAGATAGTATGTGGATAGGTTTAACAATATTGTTTTTCTTAATAAGTATCTTTACATCGGTATTGGTATATTATTCATTAAGAAGAATAACACAATATGAAGAATTGATTTTAGAAATCCAACAAGTGATTAAATTCTCAACAGATAAAATGAAACTTGTAGATTCTAAAGGACATTATGAATCAGATGATGAAACTGGTTTTTTCTTTGAACAATTAAAACAAATTCAATTATCCTTAGATGGAATATTTGAAGAGGAGATACAAAATGCCAAAAAAGAAAACTAATGATGTAAAAGCAGAGATTAAAAAAATAACTAAAAAGAAAAAACGAAAAGTTTATTTCGGACAAGAAGTACAAGATGCTATTATAGAGTATAATTCATCTGAAAGAAGTAGTGAGAAAAATATAATTTATGGAAAAAGAATCCATGCTGCATTTGATAAGTTAGCTGAAAATATTATTAATACCTTTAAATTTACTTACTTTGATGACCCTTTCAAAGATGTAAAACACGAAGTAGTAGCATTTATGGTGATGAATATGCATAAATATGACCACACAAAAGGTTCGAAAGCATTTAGTTATTTTTCAGTTGTGGCTAAAAATTATTTAATTCTTCATAATAATAACAATTATAAAAAATTAAAAACACACGATAAAATGGATGCGTTGGATAGACATACAAGTAAAGATTCTAATTATGAATCAGATTTCACAACATTAACAAAAGAAATAATACAATACTTTGATTCAAATATGAACACCATATTTAAAAAAGATAGAGATTTAAGAATAGGATATGCTATTGTTGATTTAATGAAACAAAGAGATGATATAGAGAATTTTAATAAAAAGGCTATTTATATCTTGATTAGAGAAATGACTGATGTTGAAACTGCACATATAACTTCGGTAGTTAATGTATTGAAAAAACATTATAAAAAAATAACCAATACATATCATAAGACTGGAACTATTATACATAATTTTTCAGGTTCATTCTTTTAAAATATTAAACCCACTTCATTGTGGGTTTTTTATTTCAGACAATTTCTTACAAATTTTATATTTATATATGAATAAGTACATCTAATGAGGAGATGTTATGTCAGAAAAAAATGAAATATTTGAAGGAAAAACTTTCCAAGATTTAACAAAAGACATTTATGAGAATACAACAAAGCGTAAAACTCAAATAGATTTGTTAATATCAGAGATACATGGATTCATTACAACCATAGATGATGTGGTTATGGTAGCTCCTATTATAAAAGAATATATGGATACAGCTGTTCGTAATGATGAACACTTGGTAAAACTCGCTGGTGTATTACAAAGAATTATATCTAAATCACAAGGTGATTCTGATGAATCAATGTTATTAAGTGATGAGGAAAAAGAAGAATTAATGGGAACACTTCAAGATACTGTAGATGATTTACAAAAAGAAAGTCATCGTCTTGAAAGTATAAAAGATAAAACAATTTCAAAAGGATTTTCGGAGAGTTAAATGGCATCTATAATCACGACACTCGGAAAGACAACCAGTCAAAAAGGTGTATTTGGTAGTACTAATAATACACCTATTTATTTACAATTTGTACCTGGTGTGGTTATTGAAGTTGCAACTCACCCATCAGCTCTTAGAGCTGGAGGTAGTTTTGCAAATATAAACTCTATAATAGCGTTACCTCATGTACAAGAAGGAACTAAAAAAACAAGAGCTAATGTGGATAATAATGATAGATACATACCACTAATGAGGGGTATGGTAGATGTACCTACAAAAGGTGACCCAGTATTATTATGTAGTATTGGTGGGATTAATTATTACTTAGGGCCTTTGAACACACAAGGGAATCCAAATTTTAATAAAGATAATTTATTTAGATTTGAAACAACAACTGTGGGTGATAAAGAAAAAGATTCTGAAACTAATGCTAAATTAGCTAAAGGTGAATCATTAAATTTTAAAAAGATAGAACTTAGAAGATTAGCAAAAATACCAAACGAAGAATTGGATAATCCTCAAAGTTATAATGAAACATATGGTGATTTAATGTTGGAGGGTAGACATGGAAATAGTTTACGAATTGGTAGTAGAGATATTAATCCATATATTATGATTTCAAATGGTAGACAAGGACAAGCTATAAAGGAGAGTTTAGCTGATGGTAGTTTAATAAGTATAACTAAAGATGGAACACTCGCTCAACATTATGGTGATTACACAAAAGTTTTATCAAGTGAAGAAGACCCTAATTCTATAGAAGACCCAAATACGACTTTTGAAATAGAGGAAGTTTTTGGATTCACCTTAGCTTCCGATTATGTAGCTACTGATGAAGAACCACCAGCTAGACTTATGGGTAGTTTAATTTCAAGTGTAAATGGAGACCAAGATACTACTGAATTGATTTATAATTATAGTGGTAATCAAATATTATTCTCATCAGATAGATTAACTTTAAATTCAAAATTAGATGATATTTATTTATCATCTAATAAAGATATTCATATTGGTTCTAAAGAGAATGTAACAATATCAACTGCAAAAGATTTAATAATAGAATCAGAAAAAACACATTTAGGTGACCCTAATAAAAAAGAAATGGATAAGATGGTATTGGGTTCAAAGGTACAGGAAGCCTTGAATGGTATTATTGATTTAATAAAGGAAGTAAAAATAAATACACAACTTGGACCACAATCACCAATGCCTTTACCAAGTGAATCATCTGTAAAAACTATAATTGATAGTATAGTTAGTAATAAACATTTCATTGAAAAATAAAAGAGGTAAATTATGAAAAAGAAAAAATCAAATATAAAAACTATAATCAGACAAATCGTTAGAGAAGAAGTTGCGATGGCAATCAAGGAAGTGATAACTGAATTGAAACAACCAATTAAATCTCAACCAAAACCACAAAAGAAAATCGTTGAGAAAAAATCATATTCAAATAATTCAGTATTGAATGATGTATTGAATGAAACAGCTCAAGATGATGGTTGGAAAACAATGGGTGATGGTGAATTTACTTCAGATAGAATGAATGAATTAGTTGGTGGACAATATGGTGATATGATGAATACATCACCACAACAACAAGTTCCATCAAGTGACCCAATGAGTCAATTCTTAAACAAAGATTATAGTGAAGTTTTAAAGAAAAGTGAAGAAAAATCTAAAATGAAACAGAGAAGATAATAATGGGATTGAAAGCCGACTTATTAGATGCTATAACAAAAGCTGCGGTTGAAACAGGAATGCCACCGCCTGATACATCAGATGGTACATTTGCAGAACGACTTGCTTATCATCAGACGGAAGCGATAGCTAAATTTTTAACAGAAGCTGATTTTACAATTACTCAGTTAAAAGCACCTGTTGTTTTAGAAAAAATAAAAACACCCGATTTACCCATCAATCTTGAATTGGAAACTTTGTTAGGTGATAAAGCTCCTATATTAAAAACTTTAAAATCAGTTGGTGGAATGATACCAGGAGCTGGTTCGGTTGTTAATAAGTTGATAGACCAATTAGAGGGTGCGATAAAACAAGCTGTACAACCATTATTGATAGGTGCTGGTAAGGTACCTGGAATTAATTTAGGTAAAGATAATGGAGCTTTAGAATCAACTGGTTATGTATTCATTGGTGAAGACCCAGACTCAACAGATTCATTTGATACTGATGATGAAAGTGGACAACGACAATTTACAACTGTAAAAGTTTTAAGAGAAGATATTGAGGAATTATTATAATGGCTATAAAGGATACAACTAAAAAACCATATATTATTGATAGAGATAGTAATGTTAAGGTAGGAATAGATTTCCCATTTAGTGTGAGTGGTGATGGGAGTGGTGCTGTAGCTTCGACTTCAACAACAATTGAAGCTGTAAAAAACAACATAAGAAATTTATTACAAACTAATCCCGGTGAAAGACTTATGCAACCTAATTTAGGAGTTGAACTTAGAGGTGTATTGTTTCAACAAATTGACGAATCAACTTTGATAGCTATTCAAGATATAATTTTAGATTCCGTAGAGTATTGGTTACCATTTGTAGAAGTTCAAGATATACAAATTGTGGAAGATAATCAAAACACAGATACAAACAAAATAGTAGTAAAAATATTATTTAATATTAAACAAGACCCAAACACAACCGAATCTGTTACTGTTGATTTTTCAAGTAACATAAATTCAGACACGAGTGTCAATACATCGGTTGGTGGATATTAATGGAGATGAAAAATGCCAACATATGGTGATAGTGATTTTAAAGAATCAAATGTAAATTATTTAAATAAAGATTTCACATCTTTAAAACAATCTTTAATGAATTATGCTCAATCTTACTTTCCAAATTCATATAAAGATTTTAACGAAACATCACCTGGAATGATGTTGTTAGAAATGAATGCATATGTTGGTGATGTGTTATCATTTTATATCGACCAACAATATCGTGAGATGTTATTACCACTTGCTGAAGAGAGAAGAAACATAATTAATATAGCTAGTATGCTTGGATATAAAGTTAAACCAATTGTTCCATCTTATGTTGATTTGACATTTACACAAGAATTAGATTCCAGTACTTTAGACTCATCTAAAATAGATTATTCTAC